TAACAGAATAATCATTTGCAGAACCATCACCAATTCTTACTTGACCATTAGATGCGATGCGAAGATGGTCTGAATTTTGAGTCGCAAATATATGTTCTGTTGCTCTATAACCTAATGGTTGTAAAGAACTACCATCAGCATTTATTGCTTGAATACAATTATTATCAGCACCAACTTCACCTATATTGTGAGTAAATATTATAGCACCATCACCAGAATGGCCACCAGGTGTTACATGGAATTTTGCTGTTGGTATAGTACTTCCAATACCAATATTACCACCATTAAGAATAGTTAATTCACCATCTTCATTATTAGTTCCAAAAGATAAATTTGCTGCTGTTGGATTCTTGATAACAAAATTGCCACCAAATGTGTGACGCATACTTAACCTGTCTGAACCATCAGCAGGAATTAAAATCTCACCATCAGATTTGATGCGAAGTTTTTCGTCACTGTCAGCAATTCCATCTATTCTAAATGAAATAAAACTATCAGATGAACCTGCCCCACCATCAGCAGTTAAAGTTAAATATCCACCAGCACCATCAATTTGACTATAAACACCAAATGGATCACTATCATTTAACCTAATTACTGGGTTTGCTGATAATATCTCTAAAGTTTCATGTGGACGAGTAGTTCCAATACCAACACGATTTTGTAATGCATCAAATACTACATTAGTACTACTATATAAAAATTCATTTTCTCTACCATCATGAGGATTTGCATTCTCAACAAAACTCATATAGTAGGTGCCAATTCCAGCAGCTTCAAATTCTGATGTTAAACTAATATTAGTGCTACCAATACTAACCCTATTAGCATTATTTACTGTTAAATCACCAGTAGAAACCCATTGTACACCGTCATTCTGTCGTGTCTCTAAAATATATCCATTTTCGGCTCCATAACTATTATTTTTATCATACAGTGCTCCACTTATTGTAGTAATACCACTTACACTTAAATTTGTTGTATCTAACTGATTAGATACTGTAATACCAGCCCCAGATGTAGAAAGTCGTTCTATATCATTATAAAATAGTTTTACAGAATCACCTTCTGCAGCACTAATCATTTTTACACTATCATTTGCACTATTAATTTGTACAGCAGATCCATTAATTAATAAACTTCCAGTACCAGAATCTCTTATATAACTATTATCATTTTCATGAAATATTTCAAGACCGTCAGAAGTAGTACCAAATATAGATTTTACATTATCAAGAAAAATAAGTTCATTTTCAGATTTATCCCACTTAACACCTTCAGAATTTCCATCACTACCAAAAAATACTACATTTCCATTATGATTTGCTCCAGTATCAGTTACAGTTCCATTTACCTCAATTCCAGAACCAGTAGTTTTAAATCTCCAAGTACCATTGTCATACAATTCAACAGCTCCACCAGAACTGAAAGATGCCATTGTCTGTGCTAATTCTACATTACCAATATAAACAATAGTATCAGATTCAATACTTAAATCATTACCAGCACCTGTTTTTGTATGTCTTATTATACTATCATCACCTGAAAATATTTCTAAATTATCATTAAATATTGCTTTTGTATTATGACCAAAATATGCTGTACTACCAAAACCAACAGTTGCACCTGTACCAGTTTGTACACTTCCAAGAAATGTAGATACACCAGGATTTACAATAAGTTTTTGGAAATTACCTTCATCTAGGAATAAATCATCATTTACATATAAATCTCCACCAATATAGAAATCACCACCAGTGGTTGTTATACCACCAGCAGCAGCAAGAGTAACTGCAACACCAACAACCTCTCCTTCACCATATGTTGGGCCAGTAATTGATAATCCACCACCAACATTCAAATTTTTATCAATTCCAACACCACCATCTACCAATAATGATCCAGTATCAGTAGTGGTAGATTCTAAATTTTCTGTAATAGAAACTACACTTGAAGTTTCTATAGTACCACCTTCTGCACCTATAGTTAAATTTCCAGATGTAGTTTCTATAGTATTAGTATAACTTTGAATATTTCCAACTGTAGATACACCTGATACCTTTAAATCAGTTGTGGTGACAACTCCTATTACATTTAATCCTGTTCCATTAAATTTTAAATTAGGACTATCTTGTAAAGTACTTCCAATTCCTACCCATACAACACGATCTTCATGTAAATTATAAGAGGTTGAAACTCCAGCAAATATAGTACCATTAAAACTAGAAACACCAACAAAAGTAGATAAACCAGTTACTTCTAATTCACTAAATCTTGCTGAACCAAATACATCTAATAATTTTTCTGGTTGAGTACTACCAATACCTACTCTTTGATCAACACTGTTCCATACAAAATTTGATGCACCATCAACATATCCTGAACTACTATGATATTGAATATCAAATATAGTACCACCAGCACCAGCTGTAATAGCATTTGATGATGTCCATTCAACTCCAGTTGTTCCTCTGGTTAGAATATTTGATTGAGTACCTGGATCATTATTAAAGTCATAAATTGTTCCTGTTAATCTTAAATTTCCCTGTAAATGTAAATCTTGATGTGGAATTGTGGTTCCTATTCCAACTGAACCAAAACCAACATTAACAGTAAGAGTTGTTCCACCAATACCAACATCTAATCCTTGACCTACAGTTAAAATACCAACAGTTTTATCAAATACTAAATTTGATGATGTACCAAAATCAGTAACACCTAAACCAGTTGGATCCCAACTAAACAATACTTCCCCACTATTTCCTGGAGGAGAAACAGTAATAGTTCCTATAGTACCAGCACTTACACCAGGAACATACTTATTCGCAGTAACACCAATTCCATTACCCCTAAAATCAATTTGTGTAACACTACTTGCAGTTCCCACTTGAGAACCTTCATCAAATAAAGTAACACCCGCAGGAGCTACTCCTCCTTGTAATGGAACCCAATATCTACCTCCATTCGGATCATCTAAAATTGAAATTATTTGATATCTATCACCAAGAGGAATATCACTACTTCCCCCATTAGGAGGATTACCAACGTTAGGTTCAGCTTGTTCTAGACCAAGAAACTCATATCTATCATTTGTTAATTGGTCTTGAGGAGTTCTTCTAACTCTTCCACTTAGATACTTAGGCATTACTGTTCTCTAAAACACTACCCACAAATTCCATTTGAAGAGGAGCAACTTGACCACCAGCATCTGTTGTTCCTACTCTCACACTTATTTTATTATTAGTAGATTCAATTATTGATGTAGAAATACCTGAAACAGGATCAGATGGTCTTGGATAACTGTGTTCAGTTCCATTATTATCCAAAGTGCAAGTGAATATTAATGAATTATTAGCAATTTGGATTTTATCAGTAGAACGTTTCATTCCACTTGCAGTAAAACTAAGAGGTACTGCTTGATGTGTATAATTTCCACCTCCTATCACCACTCCCTTAGTAATACCAGCTGTTGCTGATACAAAACTATGAGCATTAGTATTTGTAGAAGGAACATTATCCAAAACTTGCACATCAAATGTGTTTGTTGTGACATTAGAAACTTGTATCCATTTACCACTTATTGGATCACTATATCTTGGATATGTTTTATGTGATGCAATTCCAATATAATCTCCATAAGTACAACTAAATGTTAATGAATTATCCGCAATTTTAATACCATCACCATTTTCTAATCCATGATTAGTTATGGTAACAGTCATCACACCTGTAGTAGGATCATAATCTATATCCTCAGGTTGCATAGAAGTTGCAGGTACAAATGTATGAATACCAGTATATGATGCAGTACCAACATCTAAACTAATTGTAGTATCTGTGGTTGCAGCAATTGCAACAGAATTATTATAAGCAGGATCATTTTCTGTCGCATCACCATATCCATTGGGTCGAGGATATGTATGAACACCTACATGATTATCTTGTGCACATGTAAATTGAAGAGATTTTGGTACCAATCTCACACTTGTTATTCCAGCTCTAAATGTATGTTCATCACCAACAGTTAAAGTTGCGATCCCCGCAACTGGATCATATTCAGCATCTGAAACCGTAAAATAATTTAATGGTGTTGTTCCTACTTGTACTTCAAAATTATTATTATCCTTTTTAGTGACTTCCTTCCATTTACCACTCATAGGGTCAATATAAGCTCTAGGATAGGTTTTAATATTCTGATTACTATCCATAGAACATTGAAATGCTAATGAATCATCATCAAATTTAACTAAATCACCAGTTTCAAAAACATGTCCTGCTAATGTAACTGTCAATATACCCACTCTTCCATCATATTCAGCATCATCAGGAGTATAAGAACCTGAAGATGTTATCATATTATGATCAACAATAGTAAATGTTGTAATACCAGTTCGTGGATTATATGTTGCATTAGAAGGAGTATAAGTTCCACCACCATCTAATGTTATACTATTAGATTTTGCTCTAACAAAAGAATGAATTGCTGGATTATAAACATGCTTATACCCTAAAGATCTTCCAACAACAGATGAAAAAGTACATGAGGTTCCTACAGTATCTACAATAGTATCTACAGTATATGACTTTTGAGGATCTGGGAATATATTAGTAGTAATACCTGCATTACTTGAACAAGTAAATGCAATACCAGCCATAGTTATTTGAGATCCAACCTCAAATCCATGAGGGGTTTCTCCTGTTGTTACTGTTGCAATTCCAGATGGTTCATCATATATAACATCCGTAATCGTTCCAATGCCAGTTTGAATTCCAGTAATATATAAACGATCTATAACTAATGGTGTTTTCTCTAAGACCAACCTACCATCAATTAAAATTACAGCATCATTTGGTGGTATTTCTACATCTTTTATAACTCTTATATCTCTACTAAGACCTGTACTTCTCTGTACCCTTCTTTGTATAAAAGTAATTTTTGGATGAGTTCCACCAACAGCTACATTTGATACTTGAGCATACAATACTAATGATGAAGCTCCTGTGGGAACTTCATATAATTTTTGTTCTCCTGGTGCTACAGGAACAGCAATGTTTATAAATTTATTTACTGGTGCAATTGCCATATTATCTCAATGCTAATATTAATGGTGTTAATTGTGCTTGAATAGCTCTATTAAAGTCTCTTCCAGATATCGTAGATGTTGTTTGGTCTATAGTTAGACCTTCACCAATTTTAAAGTTTCCTTTTTGATCAGTACTGGTGAATGGAACTTGTCCACCATTAATAGCAACGATTTCATTTTCAGGAATAGGTTCACCACCCTGGAAGGGGTTTGCTCTATTTATGTCTGTACCTGCACCAACATATTCAAAAGAATGAGAACTGGTGATAATACGACTTAATCTTACAAATTCACAAGTAGTTCCAGAACCTATAGAATAAGGAACAAACTGGTCAAATGTTATAGTTGTCAACCCAACATTTGTTGGTTCAGTTGAACTTTCAACAGTAAACAATATTGGATCAGTATCTACTATAGCAGTAGCATCTCCACTGGAAAAACTAACATTAATATCTTGATTTGGAAGGAAATTCCTACCACTCGATACAACATCAATAGATGCAATTGTTCCTGCTGCACTTACATTTGCAGAAAATTCAGGAAGAATTGCTTCTGGTCCTAAAGGTGTATTTACAGTAACAACTGGTGGAGCTGCCTGAGTATAACCACTTCCACCATCAGTTATTTGAATTCCTCTAATTAATTGAAGAGGTCCTGTTACTATTCCAGTAGCAATAGTATCATTATAATTATTTAAATCAATATGAAAATAAGCACCTTGTCCATCAAAAGGTTTTCTATAATTACCATTAGTATCAGTAACACTATTTACGGAAACAATATCATTTTCTGCAGAAATATCATCTCTGGTTGAACCAGTAAATTCAACATCACCATAACCATCAGCAACTAATCCATAGATACCAAATGATGAGTTTGAGTTTGTCAAGTCACATTGACCACCAGTGTCACAATAAATTGCTTTTTCACATCCAATTGTAAATATAGAAACTAACTGAGCATATGCATTATTACTAATAGAAACACCTATACCATTCTCATTATACTGTGTAAATGAATCGCATACCATACTCTTAATATCTTGACCTAAATCATTAGTTCCAAAGAATGCTGCATTTACATAATCACCATCAATTCTCATACCAACACTACCAGTCATAAAGTTGGTACAATTCCTAATATAAGGACTTCTATATCTACCTCTTGGCCCTTGGTTTGCTGGACCATATACAGTATATCCTGTTACTGCCTGATATCCTTTACCCGAAGCAACAGCTTGTGATGTGGGAGGAAAAGCAACTGCTCCCATATTAGAATGATTGGTGCTATTTACTTGTCCCGCAAAATTTAAATTTTGTATTAAGCAACCTGCCCTGACATGAAATACATCTTTATCAACATTATTGGGAACAACTGTTACCAATCTCAAATCTTCACCAGAAATAGTAACTTCAGTTCTTAAACCGACAGGATTATTTTCATAATATACACCAGAACGAACGATTATAGTATCACCTGCTTCTGCAATTGCTGCTGCTCCACCTATTGTTTTCTTAGAATCTCCTTCTAACAATCCACTATTTGAATCATCACCATTCATTGAAACCCATATAGCATTTTTTGTTTGAACACCAGAAGGTCTCCATGATACACCAGTTCCTACAGATGCCAAACGATAATCAGTTTGACCAATTCCAGGACCTGCAATACTATCATTAATATCTTTTAATGGGCCATCAAGTTCTACGGTATCTCCAAATGTAGAAACACCAGCAACAGTTAAATCCGTGGTTCCTGTAGTACCAGTTACAGTTACACCTGTCCCAAGAGTTTCTAATCTTTTCGAATCATCAAAGAAAATGGATGTTCCAGCACCAACTGTAGCCTGAAGATAATTCTCTCCTGCACTGGATTGTAGAGATAAATTTGTAGCTTGTATTAAAAGATCTCCTGTACCATTTTCGGTAATAAAAGTATTTTTATTTGTTGAATTATAATATATTTCTAATTCTCCACTAGAACCAAATTTCGCTTTTTTATCGTTTAAAAGAGTAAAATCTCCACCAATATTCAAATTACCTTCAATACCAGCACCACCACTTTCAACAATAAGAGCACCCTGATCTTTATTAGCAGAACTAGTATTAGCAGATACAACTAAATTCTCGGTTATATAAGCACTATCTCCAACATATAACTTTTCATTAATACCTACTCCACCAGCAACTTGTAAAGCTCCACTTGTAGTATCAGTTGCTCCTTGTTCACTTTCAATTGTAGTAATTCCCTTAACAAATAATTTCTCCCCAATACCTGTTCCACCAGTTACCGTTAATGCACCACCATCACTCGAATCATTTGCACCTGTGTTATTAGTAAATTTAACAACACCTTCAACATCTAAGGTACCTTTAATATTAGTATTACCATTATCGGTATCAACCGTAAACTTACTAGTACCAGAATTGTTCTGTACTTTAAAAAATTTATTGTCTGCTTGTATAATTAAACTATCTCTAAATGTAGAAAGACCTATAACATTAAGAGAACTATCAAATTCAACGGGACCTGTAGCACGAACAGTTCCATTAATATCTAATTGTGCAGTTGGAATGGTACTACCAATACCAACATTAGTCATACGATATATGGTAGTACCTGCACCTGTTCCAGCATTATAGTCATAAGTATATCCCCACAAATCTTGAGTATATACTGTGGCTAAACCAGTAACTTCGTTTACATCACGTGCTTTTGGAATTAAAGTATCAGTTCCTACCCCCAAACTATTAGTTTGTACAAAGTTTAAGATAGTAAATGATTGACCAACACCAACTTCTCCACCATCAGCAGGTATTGGAACATATTGGTTTTCATCCATCAAGAAGATACCTTCTGTGAAATTAGGTTCAAAAGAAACCCAAGTTATTCCAGTTGATTCAGCAGATAAAAATTGACCAGATTGACCTTTTAGATTTCTAGAATCATAGATATTATCTCTAATAGAAACACTACCAAAAATATCAAGTTTTATATTTCCATCATTTGCTATGTTTACTGTTGGATTGGTTGATCCTATACCAACAGTACCTAATCCACTTACAACTAAAGCAGAATTATTATTAAAATCAGAAATATCAAATCTATCTACAGGAAGAGTAGTTCCTACACCAACTCTACCATCAGTCGTATTTGCCGTAAATACAGTACCACTTGTACCAACATTAAACTTTTTCTTAGCAGTTAGGAAATTAATATCTAACTTACCTAAAATATCAAGATCATTAGCAAAAGTTCCAATACCAGTAAAATATGAAGTATCTCCTACAAATAAATCATCATTTATATTAATACTATCAAATTCAATATCATTAAACTTCTTAAAATCATAATCTAATATTCCTGTAATATAAACATTTTCAAATACTGAATTGCCTTGTTGAGAAAAATCTGCATTAATTTGTGACATATTTAACCCCCAAGTACCTTATCTTTATCTAAATTAACAAAATTACCACCAATAGATGAAATTACACTACCCCAACTCAGTTTTAAATGTATTGGTAAATTTCCATCTTTACCATTAACTTGCACCTTAGTGGCATTTAATACAATCTCTCTTGTACCATGAGTAGATGAATCACCTATTAGAATTCTATTAGCTTTTAATGCTATTACATCTGCTTCTAAGGTAAGTTGATTAGAAGCTTGAATTCCAATATTACTATTTGTAGAATTAACTTGAATATCTCCACCATGAGATATAATGTTTATTGATGTTCCAGATGAACTACTTTTACTACCTGCTTGAAATATTACATCACCTTCAGATTCCATTCTGGTATTATTAGATTCATGATGAGCTAATACAAATCTACGCCCCTCATCATTAGTTGCTTTCATAGCAAAAGCTTCTGGCCCATAATCACTGCTTTCAGGATTACCAGTCTCTAAGTATAATTTTGGTCCAAATACATCTTGTATTCTTGCGTCTTGAGGGCCTGACATAATTATTTACCTATACAATCAATAATTTCAATAACTTCACCTTGAGGCCTGGTTTTACTCATTATGGGTTTTAAAATTGCTCCTACTCCAGTTTCACTATTGATATTTAGTTCAGGTAAACCATTATATGGAATCCTACTTACCATAGTTCCACTAACAATTCTTCCATCACTTATTTCCAATTCTGCATTATCTAAAGTATCTCCCACCTCATAACCATCTCCACCATTTTCAATAATAATTTTATCAATAAAGAGTGGAACTTCAGCATCTTCCGCAGGATAATTTTCTCCCCCATTAATAATTGTAATACTTGTAATTTGACCATAGGTTGGAGACTTTGGATTTTGATCAACATGTGCTCTTCCATATGCACCATACCCTTCATTACATTCATCATCAAATGTTACAAAAGGATCACTCTCATACCCAGATCCTGGATTTGTAATATCAACACCAACAATACTTGCCGTATTTTTTACTCCACCAAATATATCATCCATATTCATTCTTTGTACATAATTACCAAGAATAACTTTACCCTTTCCTCCAGATCCACCTCCACCAAAAATATCCACTTCTGGTCCTCCACATTTAGTAGGATTACCAGTATTACAAGGATCTATACCATCAGAAGAACCTCCAAACATTGCCCATGATCCATATTCTTTTTCAAAAGGTGTACTATTCTCAGTTACGGAAGCTAAAGCTAATGCTGTTGACTTAAACATCTTACCAAAATTACTACTATCACTCTCTGATGTTCCCCCTTTTCTTACACCCTTACCAATAACATATTTTGAAGATGTAGGACATGAAGTTTTCTCCAAACAATCACCAACAGCAGGAGCAACTTTTTTAACTACATTTATTCCAGCACTTAAAAAATCTTTAGGATTAAAAGATACTGGCACTCCATTAGAAAGTAAATCTGCCAAAATTGGAGTTAAAAGTGGAGTAGTGGCAGAATCAATAGCATTTACAATTTTATTATTAATTGCACCCATTAATTGCTCAGTCGCACACGGAGAAGCATTTGTTGTATTCTTTATAGATGCAGATATAAGATCAGATACAATACCTTCCATAGAATTACTTAAATTTGGTGTTAAGCAATTAACAGTTTCTAATAATTTATTAACTGATCCTGAAAGACTATTCTGAATAGCAGTAATATCTTTAATTGCTGCTGGCATTGGATAAGAAGGATTTACCATTGCAAACCTCATTGCCTTAATACCAGCAAACCCATCACCAATTACAGATTCTAATTTATCATTCATTGATCCAGTCATTTTATTAACAAATGGATTCATAGTACGACTCATTACTGAAGATATACTTTTAATTTCACTTGCCATATTCAAATCTGAACTTCCAGGTCCACTAACTTTATCAAAAAAATTAGTCAAATTAGCTTGCATTTTATCAAATGTAGTATCCCTACAGGTATTTGGAGGTATAATAACTTTTCCTGTAGTATCACTATCTGATATATTACATGCTTTAGCAATTCTAATAAACTGCTTTCTCTTTTTTTGTGCTTCTGCAGAAAGTTCCTTAAGAGGAATAGGACTTATATCATCAAAGTTTTTAGGATATAAATCTTTAAACTTACTAATAACACCTTGTAATTTTTCATCACGAGGATTTGCTTCTATTAAATTTTTAACATATGAAATAGTATTTTCATCTAATACTGAAGGTGCTGGTGTTTTGCTCATATAGATATAACCTCGTATTAATATTTATTAGAACATATTAAACTCAGTTTCCTGAGCAGCATTTTCTGCTAAAGCTTGATCAATCTCTGATTGCATATCATCTACAGGTGGTTTAGGAATAGGTTTAGGAATAGCACCTACAGTAGCTTCAAGAGGTATGCCAGATTTTTTTAATTGTTCTAAAGGAGATTTTCTATTACTTTTGGATGGAGATATAGCCTTAGGACTACAAATACCATCAGCTTCACTAGTTTCTTGCCTTTTGAGTAAATTATTTTCTTTTGTTGACCCTACAAATCCAGTTTTTGATTCAAATCTTCCTCTTCCATATTTAATACCTGCGGTTCTACCTAAAGAATTTGTAATTACAGGATTTTGTTTTCTATTACCATCTAAGAATTTACCCATTACAACATCACCTTGAGAAAGTGCTGGTTTTCTTTGCCTATTTCCAGCACCAGTACCATCACTTACACCAAGAGCAGTAGTTGCAAATACAATATCTTCATCCTTTATTGAATTATCAGAAGGATGGTTGCCCATAATAGCAACTCTATATCTATAACCAAATCCAGCATCCCCGTCAATTTGATCATCTTGAGATTCATATGGTAAAATCATACCAATCCATTCATTGGTATTTAATCCATAAAAGTCTAAATCGGAAGTAGTCATCAGGTGTTCTTGGAAAAATGTAACCCGTAGGAATCACGTATCAAATTTATAGATGTAACAGATTTCTCTGCTTCAAAATAATGACAAAGAGATTGAATAATATAATTACCACTGGATTTTTGATCAGGGCCTTGTTCCTTTTTCTCAGTTATATCTTCAATTTCAAGACGTAAAGTATCTCCAGCTTCTAAATCAGTGTTGCATGGAATTGTAATAGAATGTTTTTGAGAAAATAGTATATTATATCTAGTAGTTCCAGCAGCATAATATAATTCGGGACTATTATTTGGATCTATATTTTCTTTTTCTGCACCAATATTTAACACAGCAGTTTGAACTCTATGAAATTTATTCCCTGCTTTAAATTCTTCATCTAATATACTAGGTATCTCTGGTTTTTTACCCAAAGTATTAAATTTAGGATCCTTATATAACTTTCCATTATCAACAGTAATATCAATTTCTGTAAATCCATATGTTGCAGGATTAAAGAAAATTGTTTTATTAGCATATACTCCAGATCTAATCTGAGATACAAGATTTTGATCTTTTTTAACTTGCAAAGATGCTATTTTATAATCATTCTTTTCACTCTTAGATTGTTGCATTGATGTAACTTTACCATCATAAAAATATGATTCCTTATATGGTTCTCCATTAACCAAACTATCAACAGAAACATACCTAAATCCAGATTTAGTTTCATATGCAAAATATCCAGGATTAGCTGTATTTTGAGGTATGGTTTGCTTTGCAAGCATAGAAATCAAATCAAATGGTCTTTTAGTCATTCCAGCAAATGAATATGAATTACTACTATCATCAATCTTAATTCTATCATCATCCAATTTTAATTCATTCTTAAGAATTTTTTGAACTGATTGTGAAATACTACCGTCATAATGCTGTGTAACTCTTTTAATATTATTAGTCCATCCAATTTTTGAAATAAATCTCAATTGAATAATTTCCATTGTTGAACTCTTTGATATCACTTGAACTTCATTTACATAAAATCTTTTATGAACATTCTTATCTGATGAAAAATCCAATCCTTCCCCTATAGGATCCTTAATTTTCATAAAAATTTCACATCCAGCTTCTAATGGTAAAGAAGCATGTAAAGATCCCATTCTATCACTATCTGAAGATTTAGAAGCACCAGAAGTACTAGTAATAGTAATAATACCTGTTATATAAGGTGACAATATATTCTCATAATAATAGATATTATTAATCCTAAATTGACCCTTTGCAAAATCTACTTCATTCTTACCATCAGCAGATTTTATTTTAAATACTTTATAATGTGATTCTTGTACAGACATTATGGCACCCTCATATCAGAATTATTTAATGATGATGGAATTGGATCCACATGAGAAAGTGATCCACCAGAATTATTACTTTGTCCATTACTTACCATTTTTTCTACTTCTATAGGAATAACAACTGTCTTAACATTTGCATCTCCCATATTACCTTTTAGATCCCGACTATATTTTTCCACTTTACTTATTATACCTTTAGTCGAAGATGCTATATCCGAAGAAATGGCACCTTGATCACCACCACCCACAATATTCTGAGATTTTTTACCATCACTACCCAAGAGTTTAGAAGGATCTATTGCTAAAAGAGATTCAACAGGACTTTCTTCCTCTTCTTCCTGCTGTTCCTTCTCTGCATTTTTTATTTCTGCTTTTTCTTCATTACTCTCACTTGTCTTAAGTTGTTGATCTGCATTATCTGGAGTAGATTTACTAATTTTAGCCTTCTCACTTTCAGTCGATTTCTGAGAATTATCACTTTCCAATCCAGGAACATTTGAAGCAAGAGTATTTACTTCCTTTTCAACAAGTGCAGAACCTTCAGATAAGGCTTCAATATTTTTTTCAGATTCTTTTTTATTAAAAAATCCCATTATCCAACCACCAAATTTAAATAAAGCCTTTGCAATGGTACTTGTTACTTTCCATACAACCTTTATTAAAGGTGAAACAATATCAAATGCAGTTTTTAATCCCTTAATAATACTAGGTAATTTATCAACCAAAAACCCCATCATAAGATAACCAAAGAAATTCAATATCCTATCCTTCATACTCATTACCACTCCAGTTACATTACCCAATACACTTTTAATAGGACCACCCTTAGACTGCTTCTTTTCTATGTTTTTCTCAGCAGTCATTCTTTCAGCCTGCAATGCTTGTCTACGAACCAAAGATGATTTTTTAGAATTTAATTTAGACAAATTTTTATTATTCTCGGTTAATACACTTCTAATATTAACTGCAGTAATTTTTAATTTTGTTACTTGTTCCTTTTTAATTGTTGTTGGCATCAGTCAAATATCCCCAATTCTTCTTTTACATACATTGGATAAAAATTAGAAGGATCTTCTGCACCTATAATAGGCATTGAATCTCCATCACCCCTAATACCAGCCTTCTGTTTTGCATTAGCCATATCACCCAACTTAACAGTATCCATAACTGTTACACCACTTTTTGACGGTGCTTGAAGATTTTGTGCTGTGGATTTTACATTTCCAGAGAAATCCATTTGAGTAGCAGTATTTACTACACTCTTATAATCCTGCTCAACAGAACTAATGTCTGCAGTTTCTGTTTCACCAGATTTACTCTTCTTATGGTCTCTTACCATACTACCAGCATCAAGAGCAACAGAAAGAGCAGTTCCAACACCTGGAATCATAGATGCAGCACCAGATCCTAATTCAAGTGCAGCACCCATCCAATCAGGAGGACTTGATAATAATCTCCCTACTGCAAATGCAGCACCCATTCCCAATCCAACAATTGGAATTTTCTTAAGTAATCCTTTTCCTCCTGCTTTACCCAAACCTTTTATTAATCCCTTTCCACCACCTTTTACTATTGCTTTTGCACCTTTAGCAAGATTTTTTGCTCCTTTTACACCAGATTTACCAGCATTAACTATACCCTTTCCCATACCCTTAAGACCTTTACCAATACCTTTTATCCTCTTCATTCCCTTTTTACCAAATAAAGCAGTTGCAGCACGTGATGCAATTTTTCCTGCTTTACCATACTTAAATATAGATTTTGCTATTCTAATAGCATTCTTTATAATATTAATAGCACCACCAACAAATTTACAAACACCAACAATAACTTTAACAAATTTCTTAACAATAATACCACCTACAAGAATACCAAGACCTGCTGCAATTTTTGCTCCATGATCTCCAAGAAACTTAAAAAATCCTATAACAAATTCCTCATTCTTTGATAACCATTTTAATGCTTTATCTGCTATAAACCCTGCTGCCAAATTACCAAAAAATCCTATCATTTTATCTAATATATTTTTTGCAGGAGCAGTAACAGCACTAAATGCAGTACCAACTTTAGAACTTATCTTATTAACAGTCTCAATACCAGATTCTAAATTACCACGTTTCTTAGAATCAGCAGAAGATTTTAAAGCAGATATCTCAGTTTCCTTTTCAGTAATTCTATTTGCAAAATCTTTAGCTAATGCATTACCAATGTCTTCAAGTGTATCAGATACTTCATCTAACGGATTTTCCTTACCTCCATATGGTTGTTGCTGTATTTTAATAATTTTCTTAATAGTAGTAATTTTCTGTTCATTATTAGCAACTCTTTTTTCTAATTGTTCTAAATCTGTTTGACCACCTGTCAATCCAAGTCCTTGTGGTGTAATAGCACCTCCTGAACTAGGACTTAATCCTTCACTATTAGAAATTGGATCACTAGCATCAATAGGACCAAGGGCACTTGATTTTTTAAAGGATGCACCACTTATCTTATTCTTCCTGAATAATGCCTTTCTATCACCAGCAGAAAGATACTCACCCTTAGATGTGGTACCAGAACTCCATATAGGTTCTTTACCTATGGTTTTTTTAGCACCACCAGAAATAGAGGAACGTTTTGCAAGTGCTTTAGCTCCACCAGACACTATTGCTCCACCCATCTTTCCTGCGGGTAATGCTCCTGCTATTTTTGCCCCAGTTAATAGTGCAGCCATCTTATTTTACATTCCTCCTTTTTGCTGATGCTTTAGGTTTTCTTCCTCAATATATTGTTGGAGAAGGGAGACATATATTTCTCTTTCCCACGGTATCATGTTTTCAAGCTCTGTTAAGCTATATTTATGGTGCTGCATGAGAGCAAAGTTTGTCCGATAGTAATTCTCTAAACTCTCATGTGCCAGAGCTAACTGAAAAAAGATGCTAGTCCCTCAATTACCACCTCACTCTCAACTTTAGTTTCTGGATTTGTAACCTTAACCTTATGAGATAATTTAGGCATCGTTTCAAAAAATTCCTCAACCATTTTAAATTGTTTAGAATTCATCTGTTCAACAAAATCTTTCAATTCTTTTTTAGTACACTCTGAAGCATCCCATGCCTCTTCTTCATTATAAACTTGATTTATACAATTCATAATAACATCAAGAGATTGATCAACTTGTGGTTTATCCGTACCCGTTTCAAAATTAGATTCAATAAATTGATTTAATGATGGATAATTCATTTGAACAGATAATTGATCATCTAATTTAATAACATTAGTATGATTTTTATTTTTCTGAACTTTAATAGAATCAATGTCAATTTCCATTTGAACTTGTGTTGTTCCATCATCAGGACAAGTGACATTCACTTCTACAGTTTCACCTACAGATTTAGCTCTAATATTTAAAAACAAATATTCAATGTCAAAAGTTGGCAATTTATCAACCTTGATTCCTCTAGTACTAATACAATCACTAATAACAGATTTAATTGCATTAGTAATTTGTTTAGTATCTTCAGATTCCAATGCCATAATTAAAATCTTCTCTTCTTTAACTAAAAAAGGTCTATATTTAACTTTTTTTCCATTAGAGGGCAATACCAACTCATAGAGTGGTGTAGAAATTTTTGGTAAAGGCATAATTCTTGATACACTTCAGTGTTTTATTTATAGTACCTTATCTATAACTTTATTGAGAATTTTTGTAAGGAGAGATTTTTTATTTGGATCAAGGATATACCTATCATAAGCAAACTGAACGGTTACTTTCAAAATATCTGCTTGGCCATAATTAACTGGTATAGAAGTCATTCCTTTTGGAAAAGCATTTATAAATTTATATGTAATGGATTTATCCATATCTTTTTCAAATTTTGTAATGGATAAACAACCAGATTTATACCCAATCTTATTATCTCTATTCATAGGATAATTGAATCTTCTATAATAATTTTCACTATCATTTTTAGTTATTCCTTCAACATTATCATCTCCAGAAATATAATCCATCCAACCTTCAAAAAATTTAAGTACATTATAATCTTGATCAACATAAAAAGTAAAATCACTATCAATATAGAGTCTAGTATGAGCAAATTGTTGATTTATACCTTGAAAATTATCTTTAACTTCTGCTGTAGCAAATGAACTTGTAGGCAATGATGCTTCTGAACACATTATTCCAATATCCCCTCCATAAGAATATCGATAATTGACATCATAAGCAGAAAGCAAATAATCTTGAAGTTCATCAGTTATACCAGAAATATGAACTTGATACTGATTGTTTAATGATAACTTACTAAGATCCATTTTAGTAAGTGCATTCATCTTATATTTGGAAATAATACCTGCCACTCTAAATACCTTATAACAGTTTTATATTATAAAGTATTTAGATGTCTTATAAAGGAAGATATCAACCGAATAACCCCCTAAAGTATAAAGGTAACTTTCGGAACATCATTTATCGTTCTCTATGGGAACTTAAATTCATGAAATATTGTGATAGTAATCAAAATATTTTAGAATGGGGAAGTGAAGAATTTTGCTTACCTTATAGATCCCCATTAGATAATAAGGTTCATAGATACTTCCCAGACTTTTATATTAAAGTGAAAGAAAATACTGGAAAGATTAAAAAGTATGTAATTGAAATAAAACCCCAAAAACAGTGTATTGAACCTAAAAAACAAAAAAAGAAAACTAAAAGTTATATTTACGAAGTTCGTCAATATGCACAAAATCAAGCAAAATGGAAAGCAGCAAAAGAGTATTGTCTTGATCGGGGATTAGAATTTAAAGTATTAACAGAAAACGAATTAGGTATAACCAGATGACAAATAGTTACCCCACAGATGATAAACATAATAGAATTCGTGGTGTTATTGATAACATCATAGGAACAGAAGATCCTGACGATTTAATGTTAGAATTAATGGATGCTATTAGTAATACGGAAGTATCTGTTCCAGAAGCTGGAAAATATTATGCTTTTGTCTATAATCCAAAAACTCCTAATATTGAATATGATGCACACCCATTAGTTGCGGTTACTAATATACTCCAATGGGGTTTTAAAGGATTCAATTATCACTGGGGTCAAATGAGACAATATACGTGGCAAGAAGTAGTTGGTAGAGTGTATGAAATTTATCCAGAAGAACTTGCTGATGCAAGAGAGATACCTTTTGGTAAAAAGCGTCTAAATAGTTAAAAATGTAGGTCGATAATGTCGTATAATCTTAATTGGGGTGAACAAAAACAATATACCAAAGAACGAATAAATAAAAGTCTTGGTGGTTCTGCAGCATCTGGTGAATTATTTAAAACAAACCCTGTTGGTGGTAAAACATATGCCGAAAGTATAAATGTTCCTTTAGGTAAAAGTAAAGGTGGAAATAAAAAATCACATTCTGAAATCACTTCAAAAATAAAAACATCAGGAGCTTCAGAAAAACTCCCTTCCAACTTGAGATATCCATATAGCACCATTGACAATACACAAGATTTTATTAAATTCTCTATATTTAAATATAAAAGAAGTGGTGTTGTTACAAAAGATGAAAATGATTTAAAATCGGAATTATTAGGTAGTATTCTTCTTCCCATTCCAGCACAACTTGTAGATTCTAATAGTGCTAACTATGGTCCAGGTAATATGAACTTCTTGCAAGAAGGAGGAATAGGTGCTGCTGGTGCTCTCTTTTCAGGAGAAGGTGAAGAAGCAGGTAAGAAAGTTAATAAAATGATTAAAGATGCAACGGGAGATTTAGTTAAAGATTATTTTACAACTCAAGCAATTAATAGTATTGGTGGAAATTTAACCTTAGACCAAGTAATGGCAAGATCAAGTGGGCAAATAATAAATCCAAATATGGAATTATTATTCAGTGGACCTGCTCTTAGAGATTTTAGTTATCAATTTAAATTTACACCAAGATTTCAAAAAGAAGCAGAAACTGTTAGAACCATTATCAAAGCATTCAAAAGAAATATGGCTCCTAAAGGTGCTGGTCAAGCAATGTTAAAATCACCAAATATATTTGAAATTCAATATGTTGGTAAAGCAAGTGATTATTTAAATAAAATTAAGCTATGTGCTCTTAAAAATGTTTCCATGAATTATGCTGGTGAAGGAACATTCGTTACTTATCAAGATGGTTCTCCAATATCAATGAATATGACATTATCATTTACAGAATTAACACCAATATTCAATGAAGATTATGGATCATATGATGATAAAACAGACGGAGTAGGTTACTAAAATGGGATATTTTAGAGAATTACCAAACGTAGAATATCAAGATTTTTTATCTGACAGTATTTCTTCGCAAAGTTATCTGACGGTTAAGAACTTATTCAGAAGAAATAAATTACGTGATGACTTACAAAATATTTTTACACTCTTTGATAAGTATGAAATTGTAGAAGGTGCAAGACCTGATACTGTGGCAGAGGAATTTTATGGTGACTCAGAATTAGATTGGGTTGTTCTTATAACTGCTGGTATTATTAATGTGAGAGATGAATGGCCTCTATCAAATAGTGAATTATATAATTATGCATATGGAATTCATGGAGATGACTTAAGTAATGTAAGATATTATGAAACAACCGAAGTTAAAGATTCGCTCGGAAGATTAATTCTCCCTAAAGGTAAGGTAGTAGATAGTGATTTTACAATACCAAAACCAGATACTTCAAATGAAGAATCGGCAACATTAAATCCTGTAATAGGTATTAGTAATTGGGAATATGAAATTATGAAAAATGACAAAAAATCATCAATATATTTACTTAAAAGAAATTATTTACAACAATTCTTAAACGATATGAGAGATATTATGGTATATCAACAATCTTCTGAAAGGATTAATGATAGATTAATACGAACGGAAAATACAAAGGTTTCTATGCCAATATAAAAAAAGGGGTCGTTAAGACCCCTTTCTTGTGTTATTCTGCAGCGAGTTGAGAGAAATACGATAATGCATCGTCTTCTTCTTCAGTTCCTGACCCAGTAGTAGCAGCAGTGACTAATTCTTCTGCTGAACCACGATCATTATCTTCATTAGATACTTCAGGATCTTGACGTACTTGTGCCTTGTTACCAAGAACATATTCAAGACGTTTCTTCAGTTCGTCATAAGACTTAAACTGATCTGCGGCAACAAACTCTTCTAAAGAATTTTCTTTCTTCCAGAGTGCTTCCATTGCATCATCATCATCCAATAGTGGAGATGTTGCAGTGAACTCAGAAGAGTCATAGTTACGATAACCAGCAACGTTCTTAGCCTTCAACTTGAAGTTAGCACC